ATATCTATAGTACCCATACTTAATTTACCAGCAACGGTTTCTTCTGCTAAATCAATTAATATATCTCCGGTCTCATCTTTTATTAAAACCTTGGATAATGAAATTTCAGATAAATGTGCTATGTATTTCGACATGATATTATGTTATTGTAATTTCCCGTCCTCGTCTAAAACTAGTTTTTAACATGTCGAGAACAAAATTGTTTAATGTAAAGGCTCTTTCTACAGAAAGATATTTGATGGAATTTGCTACGGTATTTTTCTGAACTTCACTTTTTCTTAAAGTATGAAAATACAACTCTGATAAAGGAGACTGTAATAATTCGGGATCCGTATTGGTTATTTGATATAGAACTGTTCCTGAAGTTGGTCCTGTAATTGCAAAATCATAACTTGAAGTAAAGTCCGATCCACTTATAATTTGATAAGGAGAAATATCTCTACCGTCCAACCCATCTTGATATATTCCCAAAATCATATCTGTTTCATCTTCAACTCTACCAACAACTAGACCTGGATTACTGGGGTTATATTCATAACTACCGCCGAGAGGAATCCACGAACCTTGATTTTGTCTCCTTACTTCTAATTGTGCATTGTAGAAATTAGAACCAGAAAATCCTGTGGTTGCTCCACTATTTTCATATTCCTTCTCTAGAACCACTCTTCTAAATTTAGAATCATATTCTTTTACTATACCGGCAGTTCTCCATGCAGTTACACCGGGAGTTCCCGATACAGTAAACAAAATAACCATATCACCTTTTATGATTCTGCTTGCATCGATAGCATCTTTTATGTAATATACCTTACCCGGATATCTGTTAGATAAGTTTGATTCAAATTTACTTTGTGATATTGGACATGAACTAAATGAATCAATATCATTCAGATATAGTAATGTCCAGTATAATGATGGCTTGTCCCCATATAACTCGTAACTTAAGTTTTCTACTTTATTTGTATAAACTCCGTGAGTTTTATTTAAGATTTCATCATTTCCTTTTGTTTTATCTGACATTACAAAAGTTTTAAATATATCAACAATTACTACTTCATCTCCGCTCGGCAGAGTAAATATTGCTTGTGGAAAATTTTTAATAAAGCTCATGTATTACCTCAATTTCCTGATACGTTACCTGAACTTGCTTCTGCATATATTTCAGATCTACATGCGAGTCTAGGAACTGTGATATTTCCATACGAGACATATTGATTCTCAATCACAGCTAATGGTTCCATATCAGCTAATTCTAGTCTCAACCTAGTTATTATTGGGTATGTGTAATTACCGTTAACCAAAACACTTTTCATTTCATGAGAAGACTCAACTTTACGTAAAATCAAAAGTTTAGGTTGTCCTAGTGCAGCTAATGGTGGTGAATTATTTATACTCGCTATTCCACCTTCACCATTAAGTTTTACATGTTGCATCACAAAAACTGGTGGTGTTAAAATTAAATCTCTTCTAGAAACTTCGTTATCACGAGATCTAGGAAAAGACCATGCTTCCAAGTCAGCTAATATTTGAAGTATACCATTGGGACCATATACATCTGCAGGTTCTTTTGCAACAAATTCGTAATCTAAAACATAAGATCTTTCCACAGTGCCGCCATATTTTAGTTCTTGTGAAGACATACCAACTACAGGCTCTTCAGACATTTCCGCCTTTAAACCTTCCATGAAATCTTCCATGGCAGGAATCATAGAAACTGCACCTGCTACCGAAGCTGCAACTCCGCTTAGATAACCGATACCACCAATTGCTTGAGCCATATCTCCACCCACACCGGGAATAGATGATCCTAGTGATGACATTAATCCAGCAGAAGCTAATGAAATATTTGCTGCATCCATCTGGCTTTGTCTACCCTGTGCTCTACCTTTAGCCAAAGCATATGCAACTGATTGTTCTACTACCTGATAATTATGAGCAACCATTCTTCCGATGGTTTGTGGCATAGGAATAAACCATGATTTTATCAGATTAGTTCCTCTACCCGTAGCTACATTTGCTCTTTCAAATAAAGTATTGGCTTTATATGCCTGTAATCTTATATAATCTGTGAATGTATCTACCCTGGTAGTAGGTGAAAGTGCAATTGATGTTTCTGCCATTATTAGCCCCCTCTGCTATATATAGGTATGGCATATAAATCAAAATACCTACCAGAAAATAGAGAAAAATATGTGGGAAATTTTGAAAACATTGTTTGTAGATCTACGTGGGAACGTAAGATGTGTAAGTATTTAGATCTAAATGAAAATGTCATAAACTGGGGTTCAGAAGAACTCAAGATACCCTACTACTCACCAGTAGATAAAAAATGGCATAACTACTACCCAGATTTTCTGACAAAGATAAAAGACAAAGAAGGTACTGTAAAAACGTATCTAATAGAAGTGAAGCCAAAAAAACAAACAAAGATGCCTAAAAAGAGCAATAAAAAGAGTTATATGAAAGAGATGTGTAGATATACTATAAATAAATGTAAATGGGAAGCAGCAGAAAAATTATGCGAGGACAACGGGTGGATATTTAAAATTCTAACAGAGGACAATTTATTCAAATGAGTTTAAATCTAACCGACATCAAAGAATTATTAGCTGGACAGCAATCAAAAGCATTAAGAGATAATAGATTTTCAGTAGACATGAATCTATGGAATCCTGTTCAAGGTCAGTATGTTTATATCTCAGATTACCCAGCAATTTCAGTGAGTACCCCTACAACAGAAATTCAATCCATGCCATTCGAATTTCAAAATATTTCATTGAATGTTCCAATAAAAAGACAGAACTCGAACCTGCTGCAAATATCTTTCTATGCAAATGAAAGTCTTGCTGTTTACTCCACACTCGTATCCTTAATTAAAACATACGGTGGGGAATCGTATAACTTCAATCGAAACGTAAATCAACCAACTGTATTTACTGCCGAAAACATGTACAATAATGCAATTAGGAATAACGTATGCTACGTTAGGTTAAAGTCTGATCGAGCAACCGATGGAAATGAAGATGTAAACTACATCGGATATAGTGAAATATATCCCCGTGCAGTGATCCCAATGGACTTCAATTCACAATCATCAAATTCATTGGCATCATTTACTGTTCTATTCAACTACGCAAGAACTACAACCCGATACTTAGGTGAAATATAGAGAGATTAATATGATTATTGATTTGATTAAGAAAAATATACCAGAATATAAGATAACATTACCCACATCGAAGAAAAAATATTCATTTAGACCTTTACTAGTAAAGGAAGAGAAATATTTTTCTATAATCAATAATATATCTTCCACGTTTGAAGATAAAATAACAAATTTATGTTCTATGGTAAATTCATGCTTTGATGATAAGGTAAAATCATTAAACTTTTCCATTCAGGATTTTCAATTTGCAATAAACTCAATACGACAAAAGTCTATAGGCGAAACAACAAAACTAAAAATCACATGTCCTTATACAAAAGAACCAGTTGTTGTTGACTTAGATTTAAATGATGTAAAGATAGAATCGTCAAAAAAAGATTTTTTGGTGAAAATAAAATCAGATTTTATAATGAAATTTAGATGTCCTAGAATGAGTGATATTCTTTCATTTGAATCTTTTCCAGAAACAGAAGAAGAGTATTTCGATTTAACGACACAGTGTTTAACTGAAATTCAAACACCATCCGAAACTATACAACTAGAGGATGTTGCAATAAAAGAAAAACGAGAATACGTAGAACTAATCGAAAGAAAGAAGTATAAACTTCTCAAAGAGTTTATCTGCAACAGCACAGTAAAATTCAATATTAAATACAAGTCATATGATGATATCGACAGAGAAATCGAGGTAAATGACTTTGTAAATTTTTTGAAATTTTATTTGGTCATATTGACCTTATAAAGATCAGTTCGATGTCATTTACTCTAGTAGATTCATACAACATGAGTATGTCTGATATTGAAAACATGATAATATGGGAAAGAGACATATACATAACGTTACTAAATAACAAGATAGAAAAAGAGAATCAAAAAATTCAAGAAGCCAATAATGGCTATTAGGGAGTTTTATGTATCAGACAAATCAAACTAATATGAGTTTAGATTTTGAAACACTGAATACTGAAAGTTTTATCTCTGTAGAAAATATGTCAAACAATATCGAAATGATGCAACCACTAGATCCTGTTATGTTTGAGTCCGAAGAACCAATTGAGATTTCTTCTTTAAATGAAGTTAATATAACACCAAATATTCAAGAATCTATGAAACCCTCTCCCTCTTCTTATGACCAAGTACAAAAAAGTAAGGCTGCAATTCCACCGATGTCTGCAAAATCAAAAGGATTTGATGTTAGCACGGGTGCAAACAGACAATTAGCAGATAAAGGAAAAAGATCCGCGCCTCGATTTGGAACCGAAACGCGGACTAGAGATGTTGGATCTATCCCCGAATGGAGACGAAAATATATTTAATCTACTCTTTTGCTAGACGCTCAAAATAATCAAGAGCGTCTGTTTCTTCTCCTGTAGAGTCTTCCCTGACAGCAGGTTCACTCTCTACAGTTTCAGTTACAGTTTCAGTAGAACGAATATCAGCACCAACTACCTGATTGAATCTAGCTTTAAGCTCGTCATAACTCTTAAAGTTACTAGGATCAGTGAACGCTGTGAGAGAATACTCCTTGTTCCAGAGTTCCTCAAGACGCTCATCATCACCATCAAACAACTCAGATACTGAATCAAACTCAGACTTATCGTAGTTTACATAACCTGCAACCTTACGAACCTTGAGCTTGAAATTTCCACCCTTCCAAAAATCAAAAGGGTTAATTGCTTCTTCGTCTTCAAATTCAGGTTGCATTGCTTCCTGAATCTTATCGAAGATTTTCTTACCATACTTATAGAGGAATACCTTACCTTCATTTTCTGGAGTACTAGGATCACTAATAACCAGAATATTGGAAATGTATTGCATCTTCCTCTTCCTAATTCGAGCAATATCCTTATCGCTCTCGATTCCGCTGTTCCAAAGTTCATTGTTTGCTTCGGAAACGGGATCATTCTCCCCTAGAGTGGTTCGTGAGTTTTCAATAAACCACCCACCCTTACCTTGAAAGGCATGTGAGTAAAGCTTCGCCCAAGGAAGATCTTCCTTGTCTGGTGCAGGAAGAAAACGAATAACAGCGTAGCCATTACTTGCCTTGTCTAGCTGCGGACGCCAAAATCGATCATCCTTGTAGGACTTCTTAGCTTCTGTTGCCTCTAACTTCTTACTTAGATCCTGAATACTATTTGCGGATCGTTTTTTAAAATCTGAAAAACTCATAGGTTTTCCTTTCCCGAGGATCTACCTCGTACCATTAAGTTACTGGGAACTCCCCAGTTCTGAGTATTGTATCATAAAATTAACAAAAGTCAAAAGGGTAATTTGCTTTTTTTCGGAAGAAGATTCAGTTCTTCTCCTTCTATTTTGATTTTTTCTATCAAAGGTTTAGACAGAAATTTAGCACCCAATTCAGGTCCAAATCCATATTTGTCAGAAACATGAATGACTGAATCCATATACGTCATGGACTCTTTATTTGCATGTTCTATTACCTCAATACAAAAATCATTTTTAGTTTCTTCTTTTATCATTTATTTCTTCTCAATATACTCTTTTTTGGTTTTTTTACTACTTGCTTTACTTCTGCAGGAAACCACTGCCAACCTAAATTACCATGTCGTTTCCATTCGCCTTCGTTTTTGCTTGCCCAATCTGCTCTGAAATATCTTGCTCTTGAACTTTCGTTTGATTCTACCCAAAATCTAGTTGCCATTTGTATTCTCCTTTGTAATTTTACAATATTTTTGACGGTTGTCAAGTTAAATATATATATGATAAGCCAAGGAGATTATAATGCCAAAGATTACAGCCAACATATCAGGCGGAACTGCGGATTTCTGCACAGACATCGGAACAACACCAGAAGGTGTCACATGTAACCTACCCCTGAACAAAATGGTGTGGGGCGATTCATCTGTATCATATAAAGTTAATGAAACCTTCCCTATGCCAGTTCAAGTTATGGCTGTTACTGGTGGTTCTCTTAATATGACAGGAAACCTTGGTGCTAGTGGTGATTTCCCAATAAAGAATAGAACATATGTATCTGGTGCAACAACAGAGGTAGAGTACATTGCAGTTGCAGGTTCTACATCCGGAGATGTCCTTGGTATAACTGGTACGATCAGATTGGCTACTGATGGTCTAGAGGGTGGTGGCATTACCATATCACAGGTAACTAATCGAGGATATACTCTATCATCTGATACTGATTCTATAACAATTAAGGGTGAGGTAGGAATCTCTGGTGGATCACTCAATCTAAACTCAGGAACCGACTCCATTTCTGTATTTGGACATGATGGTGGTAGATTTATTCAGACACAACTCCATGGCTCAAATGGTACAACGATAGGTGTTTCTGGTGATGCTCTGAACGTAAACCTAGTAAATAAAGGCACCACGTTTGAAGTGACAGTTGCTGCTGTAGTTGGAATTACAAATGCAGGGTTTACTGGAGCAGGAACCCCATCCGAGGTAAATACTGCACTCAGAGTTCAAGGATGTTGTGGAGGAGAGCCGATTAGAGTTGCGGGTAGAGTTGGCGAAGCGATAGAAGTCGTAAACTACCCAGGCGGTGCAGTAGGCGTGACTGCAGACAATCTGAAGGTAACCATTGAGGGGTATTCAAAACCAACTACTTTTGTGTCTGGATTAACAGTAGCTTCGTCTGGAAACACTGCATCTCAATTAGTAGGAACATCAACACCCCTACAAAGTGGTGTAACAATTAAATCCAACCCTTCCAATCTAAATCTAATTTATGTTGGAAACTCTGGATTATCTGCAGGTGTTACTGCTAATGGATATCCTCTAGAATCTGGAGAAAGTTTATTCCTAGAAGTTAGTAATGCGAATTTAGTTTACATTCTTGGTGCATCTGGAGATAAAAGAAGGGTAAACTTCATTGGGTCGTAGTTTTATAAAATCTCGAAATACTAGAAATTCAAAACGACGAGATAAAACAACACCAGAGTTTTATGCATCAGGAGTTTTTAGAGGTCTGTCGTTTTCTAACGACTTTCAAGATCGTATAGATTTTGATCGACCTATAAGATTCAATCCTGAAATAACCTTACTAGAGGGAAATACTAGAGCATTAATAAATTTTAATGGATGTAGAGACTCTTTAGAAAATGAATATATTGATCAGGTAATTAATGGTCTTTCGATGGGAAACGGGTTTACTTTAAGTAATGCACAGCACATAGATTCTATTTCAGGTGAGATTAGTAATATCTCTGCAGGATTTACAGCAGGTAGTACTTTTGATAAAGCAATATTTGCTCATGTTTATACAGTAACTTCTCCGCAGAATTATGATAAAAAATATAAAGCAGAAGGTTTTGTTAAAGATACAGAATTTGATTTTTCTGCAATAACTAGTAGTAATACAAATGAAAGTAACGCAATTAAAAACCTGTTTGGTAGAAATTTATCTCCTAGTTTTGAAACAATAGGTGTTAAGTTTGGAGATACAGTTCGTATTGAAAGTGGTTCCAACACAGGAAAGATTTTCAATGTCACAGGAACCTCTATAGACAGTGAAGAAATGGAAACTCTAGTGTTTGGTGCATCTGCTGATTTTGTAGAAGAGAGCAGATTAAATCAAAATACTAGATTGAGCTTTTTTAGGATTGACAGCGAACGAAGTACGCTAGGTGGCGATATCACTGTTAGTGGAAATGTTGTTGTACTTTCACCACAGATTGAAAATGGTGCGTTTCGATTTGGAGCCACAGAACAACCTACATTAAGAATGCAAGTTGGAAATACTTACATATTTAATTTATCCTCTACATTATTGTTAGAAAATGACTTGCTATTCAGAATAAGTACAACTCAAGATGGAAAATGGAATGGTGGAGGTGTACATCCGGACGTTAAAATCTGTGGTGATGTTTTAGTCTTCTATCCAGAAAATAAAGGAACATTCTATTATTATTCTGAAAATAAACCAAATTCTGGCGGTATTATACAAATAACAGATACGGCTCCCGAGTTACAATCTACATCGGGAACCGTTCTTGCTCCATCGTCAACTTCGTTTAATTTGAGTGATCAAACTAACGTCACGTACTATTGATTATTTGTTCATATCCTTGGCAATAGACATCATTCTATTTGTTGTCCATTCCCCATGCTTATCGACCTTACCCATTAACATGTCAATGTCCTTGTTCAGTTCCTGAACATCCCTTCTGGACAAGTCAGCTATTGTGTCTATACGTTTAGCATTTTCCGCAACCTTGTGACTAATTCTCCAAACGAATCCGATCAAAGCAAAAATCGCAGCACCTAATACAGTCATAACGAAATCCATGAGATGACCTTGTAATGCCTCTTCCATGTGATTTCTCCCGTGTGAAATTGTTCACTAGTATTTATACTTTTGAAGGATCAAAAAACTTTATTTTTTATTTTTTAGTGATAATTTTCTGTCTTGCAACTCTCTGATATGCTTAGACATCTTGTCTAAAATACCTCTATTTCGGAGTTCCTTAAACACTAGGTTTTCAACAGAAAACTCTCCTGCTTTTCGCACAGCAGAGCCTCTCATATTTCTTATACGTTCTTTGATTTTAGCTAAAGTTCCTTCTTCATCTGCATGATGTTTTAGTGCATAATCAATCATGTGAACGTGGTGATCTATCTTGGATTTCAGCAAAGCATCTTGTAGATCTACCTTTTCTTTCTTTGGTTTTTGGTGCCAACTATCATTCGTTAGAGAATAAACACCCTGAGACTTTCTAGAAGGAACTTTCTCTTCTGCATAAACTTCTAC